CAAAAATTTTGCGGGTGCGGATATTTTCAATCGGCTCCTCAGCCTCACCGATAGCAACACCTAAACATCCCAAATCAGCATCCGATATGCTGAGTGGGATAAATGTGCCATCCTGTCCCATGGCCTCTGCCAAATCATAGAGGTTGTTATAGATATTGTCCTTGTATGTGTATGTTTTCACTGCTTGCCTCCTTAGTTAAACACAATTTCGACTTTATATTTTTTACCCACATTAGCGGCGGTAAACATGCTTGATATATTTGACGGCACACGTTGCAAAAGGGTATAAAATCCTACTAAGTCACCTCGATATGACATTTTGCCTACTGTCAAATTAACAGTTACACCCGTTTCAAGCGGTGTGATGTTAAGGTTGATATTGCGACTACCGCTCGTAACACCATCCTCCTTAAATGCAACGTCAAGCCAACCGCCGTAATAAGACAATATTACCAATGTTACCGCTCTACCATCATGTGTAACATTGCCTATAATCTCACCATAGTTGCCATTGTTGCGACTATACCCGTACTGACCGCTCTGCCGTCCCATAGTCATGATAAAGGCATTATCCCCGGTATCCCCGCCGCTTCCAGCAGATTTTTTGATAAACATCATCCTGTTAAGTCCCATGGTTATCACCTCATGTCAGCTTATTAGCCTGCACGATGCTGGTCATGCTGCCGTAGCTGTCCTTGGTCATAAGGATGTTGAGCAGCAGGCCTGCGCTGGTGATTGCTAAGTCGGAAGCAGCACCGATATATTTAATCGTGCCGCCGTTTGTGATGGACAGCGCATAATCACCACCAGCAGTGATGTATGCCGTAAACACTGTTGACTGATTACTGCCCAACAGTGCTGATAACGTCGCAAGGTTAAGAGTAAACGCTCCTGTTGCATGATAGTATGCTGCTGACGTAGATGGGCTGACGGATGATGTACTGCGGTTAGGCGTAGTATACTGCTCATATCCAAGAGTTGCCAAATTAAACGTCTGCTGCGCTCCCCACACGTTTTGTCCGGATGTTTTAACATAGCCATCCAAAGACTGATGCTGCGTCAGATATCCGCTGTCATTCGATAATTGTGATACCTTAGTCGGTACATCGGATTTCTTGGCAAATTTCCCGTTCAGCTGCGTACATAGCTTTCGAATAGCCCCCAGCAGCGAGTCCTTGTAAGTGCTCATGCTAGCACCTCACTTATATAATCGTTTCATTAACAATAGCGGTAATCTCATCATCAGTCGCCAACGGAAAGTCATTGATTTTCATGTAGGCAGATAAGTCGACCACGCCGGAGAGATTATCCCATGCGTTGCCATTCCAAACTACGTTATCCCCGGCTTTGATTCCGTTAGAAGCATCAGCCGCCACAACGTTGTATACATCGCCTACAGCCTTCCCGTTAACGGGGAGCTCCGCATAGGTGTTCACGCTCCCGCGGTACTTGTAAACGGTTGTGATGTCTGCTTTTTTCGCATAAGTACGATCTATATCGGCGCTCTTTGCGTAGAGAGACAGGTCCAATTGCCCCTGAATAGCGGAAATCGTACCGTCTTCGGAAATAGTCACATTATTGCCCGCCTTGACGCCACCGATGGTGCTTGCTGTCGGTGCTGGAAGGACGTAGTTATTCGCTCCTGCTGCTACGCCTGCGAGCTTTGCTTTTTCTGCGGCAGTATAATCATTGGTAGAAAGGCCTTTCCCAGTTTCCTTCCTGACAAAAAGGCTATTCAGCTTTGCAATCAAAGCGGTCATAGCGGCAGCAAAATTGGATTTTCTCAGAATTTTATCAGTAGTAGCCATATTATTCTCCTTTTAGTAGATTATCAAAAATATCATCAATGACAGCCACGCATTCCGCATCGGTTGCATAATCTGCCACGAAATCGCCAGTATCAGCCGGAGTCAACACACCAGTTAAAACTCCTACGGCAGACAGGACTCCCGTAAGCGTTTCGTTATCACTCATCAGAAAGTCACCTCTTCTGTTAGTTTCAGCATGTGTGGTGGAATCACAGTCGCAACAAATCCATCAGGCCGGCGCAATTCGACATCATAGTAGTATGTGCCATACGCCAGATTATCTGTCTCTCTAGGAACAATGGTGATGCAATTATTAGCAGCCGCTTTTTGGATAACGATTTCCTCATCGTTTGGGGATCTTTTTACTGTAAAAAGCACCTGATCATCCGGAGTGATTTCGTAGTCAGTACCGTCTTGATTTTTAATTTGCAGTCTGAAAGTAGCAGTATCTCCTCTTGTCAGACTAATTCCATTGTTGACCACTTTCAGCACAATATCACCTCATCAGTACCATTCACTTAAATCATATTTCCGCCCATCAATTTCAAAAGAATCAGTATATTGCCAACCAGCAAGGATTCTGCTCGGGAAATAATCATGGAAATCACATGCACCGGCATATTGGGCAATCCATACGGGTACATAATCAGCTAGATCATCAAGATTCAGGCAGTCTGTGATAGTAGACAGACTTGCATAGATTCCGGCAGAATAACCCGCTGCATTGCATTCTGAAATAAAAGCACTGCAGATAGCCGTCACATCATCTCTACCCTGTCCAATGACCTCAGGGGCTTCCGCATCAAACCAAATCCCTAACGGCGGTGTACCGTACCCCAATGCATTCAACGCCTCGATCACTCGATTTGCTTCTTCTCTTGCTCGCTCGGTAGTTTGTGCGTGCGTGTAGCAATAGGCGCCCCACGGCAATCCCCTAGCCTCCGCACCGGCGATATGTTTTCCGTGCAGTTGAGTCAGGCTTCTGCCCTCGGAAATCTTCACAATCGCACCACCGACTCCTGCGGCGATGAGATGAGACCAGTTAATGTGATCATTCCAGTCACTTAAATCAGTTACCAGCATTCGTTATCCTCCTTTTTCCAAAGTCCCTTTATCCAATCCCCTACGGTAAACAAAAGGCTGCCACGTAAATAACAACCCATTCTTTTAATTTCATGTTGGACTCCTCTTTTTAATTACTGCAGCTAAATTATGGACCATAGACACGCCAGCATCGTCCAGGTTTTCCACGATGCTGAGGAGCTCAGTGGATGCCAGGTAGGCAATCACGATCTGTGCAAAATTGACATGACCCACAAGGATATCGGCTAGACCGCCAGCAATCACCAAAAACATATAAGCAAAGATTTTCCCTGCAAACTGCGTTTTCATTTCATGGCTATTGATGATACGAGCCCGATGTGCCGCTGGAATGCCTCGGATGGAATCAACCAGCGAGGGCTTTTCCACGTTGTTCTCAATCAGCCAGTGATAAGACAGGGCGATAAATTTGGCGAACAAGTCAAGAGCCACCAACACGGCGAATGCGGTAAAAAGCATGATGTGCTTCGACATGGCGATGAGTAAGATCCCCATAAGAATTTTGTAGGGCCAGCCATCCGGGATACTGCAAATCGCACGATCGGCGGAATTGTAAATTTGAATGAAGATTTCAGTCATGTTTTATCCTCCGCATCTTTCTTTTCTTCCGTTTCATCTTTGGGTGTCAGCGGCTTCGATCTGATACATTTCGCATTAGTGCAAAGTCCAGTCTTATTATCCATCTTGCGATGGCAAAGGAAACATCTTTCCATTTAAATCGCTCCTCTCTTTTCTGTGTATTCTGCAACCAGTTCTTCTCTTTCAGCTTTGAGGTCATTGTAGTAGTCCTCATCTTCTACGGCTTTTGCTTTCGCCATTTCTGTTTCGATATCGCTGATTTTTGTTGAGTATTCCGCATCAAGAGATGCGAGTGCTGCCTCGCGCTTCTCGTCCTCTGTTGGTTCGGGCCGCGGCACGTACTCCCCGTTCTTGTAAAGCAGATCATGCTGTAAGGCGTTATTATAGGTCAAAGCATCCTGCACTACATGCGTAAAGGTTGGATGCTGGTTATTTGCCAGCTCTTCCAGCTCCTCTACCGTCTCCCCATGCACACCGGTGACGTAGGATGTGACACGTTCCCCGCTCTCCTCGTAAATGGAAACATACGTGAGAGCAGGGTTCGTGATAGAAATTGATTCACTCATTTTTACCCTCCTTGAAAGGAAACACTATGAAAAATCCAAACGGTTATGGCTGTGTCAAACATTTAAGCGGATCACGGAGGAATCCGTTCGCCTTTGTCGTAACAGACCACGGAAAACAGATAGTGAAGGGCTACTTTCCTACCAAAATGGACGCACTCGCCTATCAGGTTGAATACTGGAATATGCATGGCCGCACCCGTCTTTCTGAAATCACACTTGAAGAATTGTACGCCGAATGGCTGCCAGCGCACCGCCCCTACGTTTCTGAAAGCACCGTGCGAAGCTATCAATCAGCCTATGGTCATCTCTATCCCCTCTATGGCATGCCAATCAAGGAAATCAAATACAAGCACATGCAAGCCGCCCTGGACGCCATGGGTGGCTTATCTTATGCAAGCAAAAAGAAAGTACG